CCGTTAACTTTTGTCCATGGCTTGCGTTCTGGGAAATCATACCCAAACAGCAACGCATGATAATGCGGTCTTTCACTTTTTTCACCATATTCACCACAATGAAAATACCGCACTTTTTGCGGCTTGATGCGTTCCCGCAGCCGCTTCATAAAATCCTGAAATTCCTTTTTATCCAAACTTTCCGGATTTTTCCGAGCCAGTCGGCTCGGTTCGTCAAATGTCAGTGTAATAAAACAATTACTTTCGTGCATTTGACCCTCGTGAAGGCATCTAACTGCCCATTCACGACTATATTTTAACCGACAGCCAATACATTTTCCGCAAGGCAAATTAAAGTAACCTTGTTCTAAAGATAATGGGGCCCATTCGAGCCCCACTTTCTTGATCACCTTAACCTTGTTTCCCTCGTATCTGGCAACTAGGGGATGATAACAGGGCATTTACAACCTAATTCCGCCTCGCATAGGCATTGCATAATTTTTGCTTTTCACTTTCATCGCTGTTTTTGTAAACAGCCGCTTTGAACGCTTTTTACTCATGCTTTTTCTGTATTTCATCGCCTATCATCCTTTCATATAGTTGTAACCAAACTTCACCTTTTTCGTTTGGTAGTGGCATTACATCCAGTTTAAGACTGAATCTATCTCCGCGCTTAAACGCAGCTCCTACATTTAACCAAATTGATTTACCGTTACCGGTGCTCTTTCCTTGTACAACTTTGTAATCGACTTCCATCTTTGCCTCCGTGGTTGTCTGTCAGTGGGCACCTATACATCAAGAAGTGTATAGGTGCCCCGCTGCCTCACTCCCCAGCTTGCTGAGGAGCGGGAGGCTCGGCAGCGACTTTGTCCTCCTTGGGAGCTTCTACTGGGGCTTCCTTGAGCCCCATCTTGATCATTGCTTCTTCATTTGCTGGATTCGTTGCAAATTCAAAAAATTCGCCCGGATCATTCGCAAATTGTTCGCGAATCTTGCTAGGCAACTGCATAAAACTTTCGTTTGCACTGATAATCATATTAAGCGCATCCGCGTATTCATTTACTTCCGTAAAATCACCATATTTAGCAACGCCTCGGTTAACGCTGCTAATAAGACCTGTACGATCATATTTTTTGATAATATTACGCACATCAGCATCCTCTGCATGATGTTGCTGTGTGAGACTCTCGCCTACTGGCGCTGTTTGTACTCTCCGGCGTTCATACGCCTTTTGAAATGATACTGTTTCTGCTTTAGCCATCTACTTGCTCCATGCTTGTAACACTCTGTTCCACAATTCTTTTGGTACTTCTATTCCAACTTCAGCACTTCTCGCGATAACCGCTGCGATCAAATCCGCATTGATAATCGGCGTCATCCGTTGATTCATATTAATCCTATATTGCTTACTTTTAACGACCACATCTTGGACGACATCGGTAATAGCTTGATATGGCCCGCTTACTTGTTGTCCTTGAACACCAGCTTCAATAGCTTCAATGATTCTACTAACCACCGCCTCAGGCGAGCTACGCCTGATAGCGGTATTTACCTCATTTAACTCTGACTGACTGATACTCTGACGCGCACCAGCTTGCATTTGCTGGGCGCTACTTGCTTGCTGATAACCTGTGCTAAACGCACTTCCTATATTTTGGGCTTGATAATTAGGCGTGCTTGCCGGACCTAGTTTACCGGCCAAGATCGGGTTCAAACCCGCCGCTTTCATATCTGCCATCGCGCGCTGATAACCGGTATTGGACATACCAGTTAGATAATTTTTTGTGTCTTTATTGGCTCTATATTGGCCATATGCTGTGGCACCAGCAATCAACAACGGCAACATCACAACGCTCCTGTTTCGTTACATTGTGTTACGAACACATCTGCTGCTTCTGCCACAGAACAAATTACTGGGACCCAAATGTCGAAGCCATTTGCTAACAGCCAGATTATGATTCCGCTTAATATCGCCGGCAGCAAAAGCCGCCGAGCGATTTCTAGTGCAGCAACCCACGTCATTAGAAATGATCGATAAGACCCGGTACGCTGTACATTGGCATCGGGCGGGTTGTTTTGAGATCGAAATACCAATCAAAAATCACATCCGGCTCTGTGGGCACCGCTACCACACGATCTACCGGTGGATTTTCTTCTACAAATGAACTGTTAAGAACGGGCAGGGCGCTAAAATCCTGCGACAAATGCCACGCATCCAAGGTACCTGTGGCATTCGACCGCATCTTGCCCGTAATCTGAGACGGCTTATAACGATATTCCGCATACCGCTCTTGATAACCAAACGTCTGAGTATCCGCTGCTGTGTTCTGATAATAAATTTCCTGATTCAAAACAGCTTGCTCTCCTAAATGAGCAAGAGCAGGCCAATAATAGTCCCAACGATCTCTACGAGACCACATTCTGTTGAGGCCCTGTTGATATGTAAGATCAGCAGTAAGTCGACACAAACCGATAATAACACCATGCTCCACAAAACTTTTACTAAATCCACCGCGTACACCAGCAGTAGCCATTGCTGCTAGATTACCTTGTGGTGTTGTC